AGATGCTGGATCCCGTAACGGAGGAGGTCCCCAATGTTAAACGTTGATACTCGTAACGGCGGGTTGTTGCTTTCGTCTGAGGAAGCGCCTATTCTCACAGCGGGGCCGCTGCGTGATGGGCCGGACGTATCCTGGATATCGCGCTGCAAGGTTGGCGACGATCAAGGCCGTGAGGGCGCCTGCGCAATATTTGCCCTTGCCAACTGGGCCGAGGTGATGCACGGCAAGTCTATCTCAAACAACGACTGCCTGGAGCTTTATGCCGCCACACTCCGGAAGCTTAACCGCACAACATCCGGGCTCACATTCTCTGATGCATTTGCGGCGGTCCGCGATGCCGGCTGGCTGCCGGGTTCCAAGGCGCTCGTCAGGGCCGGATCCCTGGCGGCCTTAACCACGCAGCCGCTGATTGCTGGATACGAGATCACCGGCGCCTGGGATGGAGTCAGCGCGCAAGGATGTCTGGATCACCAGGTCAAGACGCCGTCAAGGGGTTATCACGCGGTCCTGATCGTTGGACACGGTGCAATCGATAAACTGCCCAATGGGATGCTGAAACCGCGGTGGGTATATATCGAGAATTCGTGGGGGCTCAAATGGGGATGGAATGGGATCGGAGTTATGAGTGAGACGCTGCACCGGTCGATGTGCCGAGAAATGTGGGGGATCGCGTGAAGGTATTTATCGCGCTGCGTAATTGCGTGCTGCTTTATGGAGTCGTATGCCTGAGCGCTCTTGGATGTGCGTCAATTAGGGATTGGATTACCCCGGATCCAAAGCCTGTGCCGCCCGCCAACACGCTACCAATAAACCCGGATGTTGGGCCGGATTTGCCTAACAGCATTAGCGAGCACTGGTCATTGGCTCGTAAGGAGCATGATCAGACGTGGCGTATCCGCTGGCCGTCGTACTTTGCGCGCACACTCAACCTTGGATCTGGCTCGTATTGTCTAGCCAACGGCAACCGCGCTGAGTTCCGATCGTTTGATGGCGACAACGGGAGTAAGCGTCCCTCCTACACCATGCCGCTATCTATCGCCCTGGTGGAGCCTGCAACATGCATCCTGTACGATGCGAGCGGCAAGGCTGCAGGGTGGTTTAAGGCTGAGCGAATAAACGCAAGCGGCAGGCTGCCTGCCGCGGTGGAGGTAGAAAGAAGATGACTATCATGCCAGACGAGCGTTTAACCTTAGAGCAGCTCCGCAAGGCAGCCCAGCGAGTCGAGGCGATGCCTGGCTGCAGTGACCAGAATCATGCGGCCGTCGTCACTCTAATCACGCTCACGGCCTCGGTACTGGATCTGGTATACGAAAAACTCAACAGCATATTTGATGAGTTGAGCCTTTTGAATGACAAGCTCGCAACTGATGCCATAACGCCCGTCACATGGACCGCTGTGCTGAAAAAAGTTGCAATGCACTCCCCTCTTTCTGTCGCGCTGGTATTGGCTGCGTTTATGGCTTGGTGTGCGCTGGTCGGATTGACGCCGCTTGATGTATTGCCCTTTCTGAGGCACTTATGAGAATTAAAGCCCAACATAATGGGATTAGCTACTATCCTGAGCGCTGCCCGCTTTCCGGTGCCGGCAACCAGGTTTACGATTGTGAGTACGCAACACTGAATGAACCGGTCCGCTGTGCTTATGAGGAAACCAGCGTGCTACACGTGGACCCGCCGATGAACTGCCCGCTGCGCCGGGTGCCGGCGGCTATGATTGTTGAGGGGGTTACGCCGTGATGGAACCTGACAAAGCCGAATATCTGTGGCAGATCCATTACTCAATTCACCGGTGGCATTACGGCAAGAGGGTGAAGATCCGCTACAGATGCGAGCTTACCGTCAGCTATTATTCCGAGCGGTACGGCAAATGGATCACCGTTAACAAGGGGTTCTGGTCTGACGGCGCCACCGGCGTGATCGATGTGGCGAGTTTTGCATGGTGGGTGCACGATGTGATCTGCGAGCGCTGGCGGTGGGATGATGGATCGCCGATCACAGTCCTGCAGAGCTCGATGGTGCTGCATGACATTCTAAAAGCTGAGGGCCGCAAGATCCGGGCGCGGTTATGGGGTTCTGCTACTTTCGGCTGGCAACTGATTAAACGGCCTTTCAGGCATTAAATACGACACATGTGTCGGATATCAATAAAGGAGGCATGATGCAGATCGATGTAACTAAGGCTATCACGAATTACGACAACACCCCGCTACTCGGTCCGGACGGGCTGAAGGCATCCGAGGCTATCGTTCGCCTGGCGTCGCTGAACGCCTCTATCTCGGCGCAGGACCTAGCAAAAGCCGTTGAGGCGGTGTCTACACCCCTTACACTGAGAGAGGCAGCCTGTGGGGCGCTCATGGGCGTCTACAAGGATGAAACTGAGCTATCCGGCCAGGAGAAGACCCGGCGCTGGTGCCTGGCAAGGAAGATTTACGAGGACGATAAGCCTGACCTGCAGGCCGAGGATCTGTCGCTGATTAAGACCCTCATCGCAAAGCGGTACTCAACAGCCGTCGTCGGCCGTGCCTGGCAGATGTTGGAGGGGAAATGATGAACTATTTTAAGCGTCGCAAGATGTATCGTCAGGCGTATCAGGTGGCTTTTCGGTTACTGGATGAGATTGCTGATCCAGCAGTACAGCGAGCAAGGATGAATCGTCTTCTACGCGACATAGACGAGATTGAAGGTTGAGATGATAGTTTTCGACAAGGAAGACATCGAAGTGGTTAAGGGAATGATCAAACGTCACTGGGCGGTTCTTGGCCGGGGACTGCCCCCAGAGCACGTCGCAAAATGTCGCAAACGTTGCTTAAGACGCCTTTCTCGCCTGGCTTCTGGTCATAGACTCCGGAGCTCAGTGCCGAATCCAGATACAGGTAAATTTGAGATGCTTCTTTGTCGGGAAGCCTCTCGGCAATAGCGCCCACGATAAACAATAAAGCATCGATTCTCTGTTCAAGATCCTTGATCTTGTCTTCAATATTCATCCCCTTCCCCTTCCTTGCTTTCATTCCGTGGCCCCTCACTCATTCGCTACACCTCCCGCAGCTCTTTAAGGGTTCTGCGCGGACCAAACCGCGAACTCTAGGCGTGCTCTTGACAAGCCTTCGCTTGCCGTTTCGCGCCATTCGATGTTGTAAATATAACCAATAGAATTAACCATGAATGTTCCCTGTTCGTCTTTTGACCCATGACAGTTTACGGTTCTCACGAGGCCAGGCATTTTCGAGAAAGAACACACCAGAGACGACTTAAACATGTATTTGTCTAGTAACAACACCCCAAAGGATTGTTCGGAAAGAGTCCTAACATGCTGAATAGGAATAGGATCGTAAGGTATAAATGCTATAGAATTCAGGCAGCCTTGTTCGTTGAAGCTCAAGATAACCTTTTTCCATTCAAGGCAAGGTTCTATTGTGTTGCCCTCCCCTCTGAAAGCGGAATTCTCCCCTAATGTTTGCCTCGATAGGCCAAAAAACGCTGGTACGTTCAAGCCTGTGGCAGGCGGGGGCATGCCATAATCCTTTTTACGTGAAACAGCGGTTTGCCGCGTCTCCGCTTCCTGCTGATCTCGTTCAGCTTGCTGCTCAGCATGCGCCCTTTCGGCGGCAGCCTTCTCCGCCATGCGCTTTTCGTATTGAGCTTGCAGCTCCGGTGAAAGTTTCTTTGGCTCTTTGGGTTTCGGGATCAGCGAAATCCCAATTGCTACAATCACAAGGCCGATCAAGGCAAAGCAACCCTTCTCTATGATCGAAAGTTTCTTCATTTCTTCACCTCGCTCTCTTTGTTTTTGCTCCTAACTTCTTGTCACCTTCCCCATTTAGGTTCTTTCGCGATCTCAACACAGATACAGGAGATTTACCGTCATATCCCCTTTTCTTTGCCAAACGGTAAATCTCAGTTACAACAGATGTACCAGCGACTTCCATCCAATCCGCAATTTGATGAATCTTTTCCACGTAATCATCATGCATATCAACTATAGGATCTTCCGTGAAATTGGAGGCATCACCAGATATTGCCGCATGATTATCACCCATAACAACAACACCAACATTGCTATTTGTGAAGGAAGGAACAGGCGCCCTTTGGGCGTTTTGGTACCAGCGCTCAAATTCTGACACTGCCGAGTCTACTACCTGCGACTGAGAAAGATTAAAACGGGTGCATAGCTTGTTCAAGATACTCACCGATTGATTGCTGATACGTACAGTCTTATTGCCTTTCGTTCTCATGATCCCTCCATTTGCCGCAATATAGCAAAGTGGACACTTTTTCAAAAGTGTTTATTTTGTTGTTGCGTGGTGTTCGCTTGGTGTGCATACTGCGCACCATGAAAACAAACCAACGGACAATCAAAGTATACGACAGCTCACACAAACGCGCAGCGAAGCTCAGCACCCGTTTCGGAATCTCTATGACGGCCATCGTGGAGCTGGCGCTGGTCGAACTCGAAAAGAAGAAGGAGCTCACTCTTCCGGCGCGCGATCCGCGATCGAAGAAGATGAACGCGAGAAGAGTTCTCGGAAAATAAATCAAACGTCAAAAGGAGAAATCATGAAAGTAGCAACTTCGAGTCAGTATCGGGCGCTGCCCGATTGCGTGTGCCTAAAGGCGCTCTGCACGCTGCGTGATAGCAGCAAGTGCACCAATGGAGGGGGACCGTGCGTGTTGCCGGGATACCCATCGGCGAGGCATATATCAGACGCCACGACTGTTCTGATCTGTGTTGTGGTCGGCATGGTTCTGGTTGGCGCTGGGTTGATCATTAAAGCGCTTTAGCAATTTGCCGGGGCCCGGCGTCGCTGCCCTCCTGGACAGAGATAAGCGACTCGCCACGGTTGGCACGGGCCCCGGCTCTTACGAAAGGAGAGACCATGAGGATACTAATGAATCACGCGGACTTAGTGGAGGCTGGCAAGCTTATCGCTCAGTCCGAGATGTTCGGGAAAATCAACCCTTCATCGGGTTATATGATCGCCTCCCTGTGCTATCAGGAAGGGATCTCGTACCTCGATTTCGCCGAAACCTATAACTGGATGCACAACAGCGCATCTATGAAGGCCGATGCGATGCTGGCTAGGTTTTGCGACCGCGGCGGGAAGTATGTCGTTGTGACCCGCACCCCCGAGAAAGCCGAGATAACAATCGAATTTCAGGGGCGGACAAGCTCTTTCGGGATCACATGGGAAGAGGTCAAAGAAGAGCCGTTTGTCTTTAAGAATGATGGCAAAACCATCAAAGCCAACTACGCCACGCCTCGAAAGCGGATGCAGTCGCTCTGGTCTCGTGCGGTGAGTGATGCGGTGCATACCGTATGCCCGCAGGCCTGCAAGGGCTCCTACACGGCGGAAGAGGCTGAGACGTTTGTGACCGACGATGACTCTGCCCCTCGCACCGCCCCCGCCCCGATCACCGCTGCAGAGGCGGCCAGACGCGTTCAGGAGGCAGGATCTCTGCCGCCTGCCGAGCCTGATTACACGATCTGCCCGGAAGGGTTTGGGGATTTGAGCGGGTTTAGCTGGTCGGAAATGGATGACAGCACGCTTGAGGCCGCATTCGACAGCAAGAATCCGGGCATAACAGACAAACACAAGACCGCGATTGTCGCGGTAATCGAAAGGAGAAAGTAACAATGCTTATCGCAATAGACATAGAGACAATTCCAAACATCGACATGATCGACAAGCTGCCTGAACCGTCGATCGACGCCAGACTCAAGGACCCGGCCAAGATCGCGGACGCGAAAGCCGGGGCCAAGCAGAAGCAGATTGACGGTATGGCGCTGGACGCGCTGACGGCCCGCGTGTGCTGTTACGGCTGCGTCGGGCTGGTTGCCCCGACTCATGAAGGGGAGCAGGAGCACGGCGAGATCATAGCCGCGGCGACGGACGACGAAGAGCGTAAGCTGATTCATTCGATCATGAACATGCTCGGCACAGGAGACGTGCGGATCGTGACCTTTAACGGGATCAATTTCGATCTGCCGATGATCTACAAGCGGGCGATGATCCTCGGAATCGATCCGGGCAACTTTGGAGCCCCGCCCCTGAGCGCATGGACAAAGCGCTACAGCACGGACCGCCATTACGATCTTATGCAGATCTGGGGCGGCTGGTCAACACAGGGCTGGGAGAAGCTGGAAACCATCGCCCGGCTGGTGCTGGGCGAAACCCGCGCGGATATCCCTTATGAGCAGGTGCCGGATCTTATCAAGACCGAGGCAGGCCGCACGGCCGTGCTGGATGGCTGCATCAACCACACGCGGCTGGCATGGCAGCTCTGGAAGCGGTTTAACGGGACTCTGTTCGCTTAATGGTATGAGCCTGGCCGCGTCAACGCCGCGCGGCTGAGCTTAACAGTGTAGGCGTGGCAGCCGGGAGAGACCGGAAAAGGAGAACGGTTATGTTCACAGCAGAAGGCACGATAATGTGCAAAATAGACGAAGTGGGCTTTGCGGAACCTAAGTTCGCAGATGCCAGCACGGGCGCGTTCGACATCATCATTCACGGTTCGTCGATCGACGATCCGAATCAGTCCGACTGGTGGCGCGGCGAGATGAGTGGCGAGTATGGCAAGGGCAACTTTGCCACAATGACGCAGGCTGAAATCACAATGCAGACGCTGCGCAAGGTCGGATTCGAGGGCGATGATCTGTCGACGCTGGAAGAGCAGTTGATGGGGCGGGAAGTCCCGTTCCACGTTAAGGCTCGGGACCACGAAGGCAAGGCATATTACGATGTTAAGTACATCGGCGAGAGTGGTAACGCCCCGAAGAAAATCGATCTAGCCACAATGCAGAGCCGCTTGTCGACGCTGTTCGGCAGTGGGCATCAGGCACAGGCTCCGGCTCCGGCGCCTGTAAAAAAGGCCGCTCCGGCGGGTAATCCTTTCGCGAAACAGCCCGGAGCCGCGGCGGCCCCGAAGGCCGGCAGAGGAAAGCTGCCGTTCTAATGGAGCCGCTACGCATAGTCATAGATTCGCGCGAGCAATCGCCCTGGGCGTGGGACCCGAGTGACGCAGTCACAGAGGTCCGCGCCCTGGTGGCGGGCGACTATGCGATTGCGCAGGATTGCGAGGTTGTTCGCGGGCGTGAAGCGCTTGCTGTTCGCTTCGCAATCGAGCGCAAGAGCCTTGATGACTTCCTCGGCACCATCAGTGCAGGGTTTGGTCGCTTCCAACGCGAGCTAGCGCGCATGGAGGCCTTTCCCGCCCGCGTGGTGGTTGTCGAGGGGGACTTCTCGGATTGTTGTTTCAGTGAGGATGCGGGGGTGCTTGTTCCCCCGCCCCATAACCATCCGCAGCTGAGGCCGTCGTTTGTGGCCCGGCGCATCGCGGAATTAACCATGATGGGTGTCAGTGTGTTGTTTGCCGGCGACGCGCAATTAGCGGCCGGATTAGCTTTGAGGATTTTCAAAAGGAGATTGGATATATGAAAAAGAAGAAGGTTGACGCGGTTATTGAACTGCCGGGCATGCCGGAGCCGGACGAAGTCGGACGTGAGGCGAACGCGTATACGGCCGCCCTCGAGGAGTTGGACCAGATCAAAGATCGGGTTGAGAAGCGCGCGAACGATTTGCTTGAGGCCATGATTCGGGCAAATCGCAGTTATGTACGTTGCAATGGTCGAACCATCACTATTCAGCACGTCCACGAAGCAACCAAGCTAAAGGTCAAGAAGGGTTAAACAATGCCCAGCCTGAACGTCATAGTCAACCGCGTGGCCTATCCGCCTGCAACGTCCGAACCTGATGCCTGGTACATACTGGCAACGGATCACGGCGCATGCAAGGGCCGGATGGCGTGGCGGCCCCAGGAGAACGAGCAGCTTATCCTCGATGGCGAATGGGCGAACTATAAAGGCGAGCGGGAGTTTGCGTTCAAGTCTGCCCGGCTGGATGTTCCGACCGAATCACGCGATCAACTGCACTACGTTTGTATGCGTACATCAGGGCTCGGAGCCGCAGCCGAACAGCTGATCTGGGAAAAGGCCGGCGTGGCGTGGCTGGAAATCGCAGAGGGCGAAGTCCCGCGGCTCCATGGCAAGGTTTACGCAAACTTCAAACTACAGCTTGAGGCGCTGCGCGAGAAGTCCGAAGAGGTCAAGGTTATCGCCACCCTGATGGGTAAAGGCGCCACTACCAACATGGCAACGACCGCATGGGAACAGTGGAAGGCCGAAACGCTGGGCGTGGTACATGCCGACTGCTACCGGCTGGCTGAGCTTTCCGGGTACGGGTTCAAAGACGTGGACCGCGAGATCCGGCGCAATTACGGCATTCTGGATGACGACAAGCGCAGGATTCGGGCGTCCGTGGTCTATTCCCTGCGCAGGCTCACGGATCCAGGCGACACGGTCGTTGATTGGGAGCAGCTTTTCTCGCAAACCATCGCGCTCCTGGGCGGATATGCAGAGATGATTTCAGACTGCACCAGCGAGCTTTTCGAGGAAGGCACGCTCAAGGCGTTCCCTGGCTGCCTGGGCGTGAGTCTGGCCGCCGACTGGAAAGCCGAAACAGCAATTTGGGAATTTATTGAGTCAACAACTAACAAGGAGAGAAAGGTATGAGTACAGATATTGAGATATTAGAGCCCGAAGTCATCGGACAACAGCTTGCCGAGGTGGAGAGTAAGACGGGCGTTAACGAGGATGAGGCGCTTGCCCTGCGCGGGCAGTTTGCCGATCACTACAACAGCATCGTGGATCTCAGGGGTAAGGTATCCATGATCACAGACGTAGAGGATCCTGTGCAGCAGAAGCTGGCGCGGGAGATCCGGCTTGGACTTAAGGATGTTCGCTGCAACGTGGAGCGGATCCGTAAGACGATGAAGGAAGAGTCGCTCCGCCGCGGGAAGGCGATCGACGGCTTTGCCAACGTGCTGAAATACCTTTGCGAGCCGGTTGAGGAGAAACTGCTGGATATTGAGCAGTATGCAGAGCGCCAGGAGGCCGCCCGGATCGCCGCGCTGGTCGAGGATAGATGCTCGAAGCTTGAATGCGAGGGATTAACCACCGATGACGCAACCGCTTACAACCTCGCAGCCATGAGCGAGGAAATGTTCGAGTCGCTGTTAAAGATGGTTCAACAGGACCGCGAACAAAAAGCAGCGGTAGCGGCAAAAGCCGAGCAGGATCGTATCGCCCGCGAAAAGGCTGAGGCCGATGAGCGCGAGCGGATCCGCAAGGAGAACGAAAAGCTCAAGAAAGAAGCTGCCGAGCGCGAGGCTGAGCTTGCCAAGGAACGCAAGGCGAAGGAGGCAGCGGAGAAGGCTACGGCTGAGGCGAAGCGCAAGGAAGATGACCGCATCGCGAAAGAAAAAGCCGAGGCCGATGCAAAGGCGAAAGCCGACAGGGCTGCCGCGGCTAAGGCAAAGCGAGCTCCGGACCGCGAGAAGGTAAAGCAGCTTGTCTCGACAATCCTCGATATCGAGCTACCTAAGCTCACCAGCCCGGAAGGCAAGGATCTCATGATCGAAATCAGTCAGAAGCGCGACGGCTTCGCTTGTTGGATCGAGAAAATGGCAGAGGTGCTGTAATGACCGAAAAACCCATACTATTCAGCGGTCCAATGGTGCGCGCAATCCTCGAAGGCTACAAGACGCAGACAAGGCGAGTGGTTGATTTTAACAGGCTCAGGATTGTTCCAAGATGGACAATCAGGGCGGACTGGGGTCTGGGCTCAGGTGGCGTATTGAATCAAGGCAAGAAGGCTAAGTGTACTTTCAACCAATGCGGCGCAGTTAGTGGAAAGGATACAAAGGGCTGTTGGCTTGGCGTTAAACCGGAAGAGTTCGATTTCGTGTGTCCATATGCTGAGGGTCAGACTCATCTGAAAGAAAAACAATGGCAGATAAGCGTGGATAACTCTCAGCTTTGGGTGCGTGAGACGTGGGCTGCCATTGCCTGGGATTGGCCCCAAGGCTGGATGGATGTTCAGTACAAGGCCGATAAGGCTATATCCATGCAGCGGGCGGTGCCTGACAATAAATGGCTTCGTTTATTCAGCTGCTCAAATTCTTGCAGTGACGCTGATGGAGACAAATGGCGTCCGTCAATCCATATGCCGCGCTGGGCAAGCCGGATTCAGCTCGAAGTGACAGGAGTACGGGTAGAGCGGGTGCAGGATATCAGCGAGCAGGATGCTGTATCCGAGGGGATAGGTGGCAAAGACTATCATTGGATATACGGTAACCCCATTGATGAGTTCGGTCAACTATGGGACAGCATCAACGAGTCTCGCGGCTTTGGATGGGCCGTGAATCCATGGGTGTGGGTAATCGAGTTTAGGAGGGTTCTTTCATGAACTTCGACGCCTCCCAACAATCAGCAATCACCAAAGCCTGCACAACGCAGATCAGCATCATCACCGGCGGCGCGGGTACCGGCAAGACCACCATAATCAAAGCCGTCGCTCAGCAACTCGAATCCCTCAAAGAAACGGTCACTCTGGCCGCGTTCGCTGGCAAGGCCGCGGCGCGGATCCGCGAGGCCTGCGAGCACCCGGCCAGCACGATTCACCGCATGCTGGGCTATAACGGGAAAGCCTTTACCGCGGGCGATCTGACCAGCGCATCGATCATCATCGATGAGGCGTCTATGATCGACTCCGTGCTCATGGCTGAAATCGTAAGGCGCAAACCGAAGCGCCTCTGCCTGGTCGGGGATCCGGCCCAGCTGCCGCCCGTTGGAAGAGGCCAGCCGTTTCATGATCTGATTAACCTGCGCGCCGATCTGGTCGCGTCGCTTACAACATGCTACAGGGCAACCGAGGCCGTGTTTAAGGCGGCAACGGCTATCCGCAACGGTGGCCGCCCTCCCCTTTCCGCTCAATCGGAATCGGAGAAATGGACCATGATCAACACCGGCGGGGCAAAACAGACACAGGACCAGATCCTGCAGTGGATTCAGGCCGGGCTGATTGACTTCGAGCAGGACATCATCCTCTGCGCTCGTAACGGCGAAAGCGAAAACGACGCATGCACAATCAGAGGCCTGAACGCGGCTATCGTGGACTTGATCGCGCCGCGGGATGGAAAGACCAAATTCCGGACCGGCGACCGGGTAATCAACACCAAGAACATCCCTGATCTGGATGTTTGGAACGGAACCACTGGCACGGTGCACGCGATCGATCAGGACGGCGGGATCTGGGTGCGCACCGACATCCCTGTAATCGACTGGTCGAAGAGCACTGACGAAAAGAACGCAGTGTACACGTCTCACGTTCTGTTTGCGAAGGACAACCGGAAGCACCTGCAGCTTGCCTATGCGCTCACAGTCCACAAGGCGCAGGGGAGTCAATACCGCAACGTCCTGATGTGCTGCTTTAACCGCGACGGCTGGGGCCTGCTCGACCGGTCCTTGCTGTATACAGGAGTAACCAGGACGAAATCAGCCTGCTGCGTCGTCGGCGAGCTCTCGTCGGTCTGGGCGGCCATCAACAAAGTCAACCACAAGAAAACGATCATTCAGCAATTAGCGGAGGCAGCATGAAGCGGCTCAAGGATACTGACCTTATGACGATCGGATCCAAGTACGTTAGTGAACCGATGATCGAAGTCCCAGCCATGGAGCTGTTGCGACTCTGGGAATCTGAAGGGCTGAAGCACGACACCGAATTCGAGCCGGTCGCTGAATACATCCAGCGCAATTTAATGAGGTTACGTCAGGAAGCACAAAAACGATTCATGAAACCAGAGAGGACTGTATGAAATTCTATTCTTTTGAGGATATCCGGGCAGCGGCGGATTGCGCGGCATTTGCCAAGGATGTGTTTGGATGCCGGATTGCCGGCGGGCGCTGCGCTGCGATCTGGCGCGGCGGCGACAATCCCGAAGCAGTGGCGATCGACCGCGAAAAGTGGTACGATCATGTTGAGAAGACCGGCGGCGGGATCATCGAACTGGCGGCAATACGTTTCGATGGCAACACTCAGCAGGCTCAAGCGTTTCTGGGCGAATACTACGGCCTGCAGCCGCGCATGGAAACGGGCCCTCAGCCGGCCAAGGACAGCCGCTACGACCAGCTTATTCGTCAGGGGTATAAAGAGGTTGCCCGGTACGGGTATCACGATCTGGACGGCAATCTGGTGCATTTCGCGAGCCGTTTAGAACACCCCGAGAAACAGAAAGAATTTCTCCAGGGCACGCCTGCCGGATGGGGCCTCAAGAACGTCGCGACGATCCTCTACAACCTGCAGGGAATCACCGATTTGCCCTGGTGCTGCATTGTCGAGGGCGAAAAGACCGCCGACGCGCTGATCGCGGAGGGGATCCCAGCGACAACCTGCTGCGGAGGTGCCAAGAAGTGGCATTCCGGATATGCTGAAACCTTTAAGGGTAAGCATGTCGCGGTGCTGCCTGATAACGACGATCCCGGTTATGAGCATGCGAACATCATTGCCGCCAGCCTTGTCGGGATAGCGGCGGAGGTGCGGATTGTACCCACCAGCGAAGCGCCAAAAGGCGACGCTTACAATTACCTGATTGATGAGGGGCACAGCGCCGACGAGCTTATACAGCTGATCGGCGAGGCCGCCTGCATCGGTGTGGAGATCATGGACGAGGTTGTCGTTCCGGAGCCTGAATCGCCCGAGATCAGGGCAGCCAAGATGGCTAACCAGGTCCCCTTCCGGAACTTCATCCCTATCAAGCACCAGGATGACGCCAAACAGAAGCGGCGCAATGCCAAGCCGGAAATCGAGCGCAAGCCGCGGCTGATCAGCGAGATGATCGATGACTGCCATCACCGGTTTCTGGGCTTTCCTCGCAAGGTCGGCGAACAGCTCTTCGATCATGACCGGGACAGCGGACGGATCTGCTACCTCTACAAGTCCAGTGAGCTCTTCGCGTGGATCGGACGCAAATCCAAGCAGCGCACTGAATGGACCCGAGGCGACGCGTGCGTGACCAAAGACGAGATCTTTGCCGGGCTCGCGGCCGCGGCGATCCGTTACGAGGCAATATCGCTGGTACCGGACTGGCCGAAACGCTGCGACGTGTATTACGCACACAAGCGCCTGCCTCCTGCCTGCCCGGATCGGTCGAGGTTTACGGCCCTCCTGGACTCGTTCGCGCCGGCTACAGCGGCCGACAGGACGATGCTCAAGGCCTTCCTGATTGCCCCGCTCTGGTACATTTACGGCATTCCAAAGCCCTCTTGGATCATCGACTCCGAGGATGGCGCCGGTACCGGCAAGAGCACGCTGGCGGAAATCGCAGCACATCTCTACTGCGGGGAGCCGATCCGGACCAACCGGCAAGAGCTTCGCATGGGCGTGCAGGAGCTCATTAAGCGCGTGGTTTCGTCTCACGGCCGTCAACAGCGCATTCTGCTGGTGGATAACGTCACGGGTCAATTCTCCTGCCCTGAACTGGCCGACCTAATCACGGCTCAATCCATTTCAGGTCGGGCACCTTACGGGCACGGAGAAGAAACCCGCCCGAATAACCTCGTGTTTGTCATAACGTCCAACACGGCCAACGTGGACAACGATATCGCGGACCGCTCGTATTACATCAACGTGCGGCGGCCGTCACGCTCTCCTGACTGGAAACCGGCGATCATGGCTTATGTTGACAAACACCGGTTTGAGATCGTTGCTGACATCATCGCGATGCTGGAAGCCGGCGCCGGGTTTCAGGCTGATCCTCATACCCGCTTTCCTGAATTCGAGACCAGCATCCTTCAGGCCGTCTGCGATGATCTGAACGAATACGAGGAAGCAATCAATCACCTCAAAACCTGCAAATCAGATACCAGCGTGGAAGAGGAGCAGGCCAAGGTTATCGAGGACGCTATCCGCGAACGCCTGGCGGAAATCGGCCTGCATCCGGATCAGCACACGGTGTTTATCAGGACCCCTGTTTTAGAGCACTGGCTAGATCAGGTTTTGGACCGGTATAGCTATCAGGGCGGCTTGATTCAGCACGTCCGAAACCTCGCCAAAATGAGGCAGCTTGAGAAGGTGGATCCGAAAATCCGGCGCTTCCCCTTCCATGGAGAAGGCCGTCGGAGCGGGATCATGTGGAACTGGGGAGAGGTCGAAAACCCGAAGACACTGGCGCTGACATCGAAAAAGGAAGTGCAGGTATTGCTATGATTTGCTCCAAGGTGCTCCAAGGGTTTTCCGAACACTTCAAAAAATCTTTTGAGTTTTATTTTTGCTCCAAGGTGCTCCAAGGGGGTCAAAATAATTCTTTGTCGTTTTTTTGTCGTTTTGCTCCAACTGCTCCAAGGTGCTCCATAGCTGTAGCCTATAGAGCAGGGATAGCGCGTGCGCGCGCGCACATTAGCCCAGCCTCTATAGAAAATGCCTTGGAGCAGTATGGAGCAGGTTGGAGCAGTGTTTTTGTCGGTTTTCGCAACATCGAGGTGGGATCATGATCAAAACCGTCGATCACCCCTCTTTGCCGCTATCGATAACCTTCAACGAATCCGATCACACGTACCGGGATAATACCGGCGTTCGATACACGTCCGTGACAACGTTCGTCAAGGCGTTCTTTCCGCCCTTCGACGATATCGCCGCCGCTTCGAGAATTGCCGCTCGAACGGGACGCCTCGAAATGGACATCATTGCTGAGTGGCGCCAGAAGGCAACCCTCGCGGGTGATTATGGCACGCACGTGCACAATTACGCTGAGGCGCTCGTAAACGGGCAAACGCCCCCTCACCCTGTATCGGACAAGGAGAAACGCGCATTCGCGATCATAGATCGTGCTGTGAGCGCCCTATCGGCTCAATACGAGTTCCTTGCCGCCGAACAGGTCGTATTCGATCCGCTGTTCGAGATCGCCGGCATGATCGATCTGGTCGCCCGGAACCGGGTAAGTGGTGCGCTCGCGGTGCTGGACTGGAAAACGTGCGAAGATATCACCAACGATTCTTACGGCCGGTGGGCACTGCCCCCGATCAAATACATTCCGGACAGCAAGCAGGCTCATTACCAGCTGCAGCTTTCGACCTATGCCTGGATGCTGACGGATCCGGAGTACAGCGGTTATCCCTCAGCTGGTGAACCGGTTGAGATCGCGCTGATCCACATCCCGCATATCGGCGACTCTCCGGTTTGGAGGCCGCTCGCATACGACGGAAGGGCCGTGGCCGCAATGGTCGAATCTCGATGGAACGCGGAGAAACTCACTAAAACTAACCAGTAGGAGTAAAATATGCCTGATTGTCACGCCTGCAAACACAACATGGATCCGGCCCTGACAGGGCTGCCATGGGAAGAGACGCCATGCTCGACATGCAAGCTCTCAGACGATCCCTCGCACAAAGGCAAGTCTCATGTCAGCCGTGACTGGTCTGAGGCGGTCGAAGCTGAGGAGGCCATGCAACCTCAAGAAATGGCCCTGATGGACTCCCGGATCGAGAAGCTGGCTGGGTTCATTGATCAGTTCATGAGTCTGCCAGCCATTACCAGGGACATCGTTGCTTTTAGATTTTCACAGCCTGATAAGCCGCTGAACGTGGTTGCCAGTAGGCACAAGATCACAGTTCAGGCGGTACACAGCAGGCTCAAGAAGGCACTGAAACGGTTTCCAGTGCTGGGTGAGGTCATACAAATGCGAACAACAGGAGGCAACAAGAATGACGACTGAATTGACAGCAACACGGGGGTCCGAGTACGCCGAACGGATCCGGACAACGTTTCGGCAAAGCGTCGAAGCGATCATGGAGACCGGCAGGATCCTCGCTGAGGCAAAAGACAAGCTCAAGCATGGCGAATTCACGGCGATGGTCACAAACGAGCTGCCCTTCTCGCCCCGAACAGCGCAGATGATGATGGCGCTTACTGGCGATGCAAGGCTGTCAGACCCGAAGCATGCTTCGCTTTTGCCGCCCTCTTGGTACACGCTGTACAAGCTCAGTGAGCTGCATGACGACGAATTTGAGCGAGGCATCACTCAGGGCATTATCAGGCCGGACATGACCCGATCAGAAGTCAAGAAGCTGCACGCGGTACCGGGGCACCTGGTAGCAAAGGCGCAAGCAAGTGGCACTGCCCTACCCTCAGCGCCCGTCACAGTGCAGCTGGTGAAGCCAGACGGCGTCTCTGAGGCTGACATCGAGCAGGCTGTATCCATCGTCAAGGAGACGCACAGAGCCTCAACCAGTGCGCTTCAGCGTAGGCTCAGGATCGGGTTCACTCGGGCGGCTAGGCTGATGGACATCCTCGATGAACGAGGGATTATTGGGCCGCCTAACGGATCGGAGCCGCGTGAGGTGTTCCTGGACAAGATCGAGGCTGCGGAGGCTGTAGCGGAGGAGCCCAGTGAGCCCGAGATAAGCGCGCCGTGCAAGGAGGGCATCAGTGTTCGCGTGCTGTGTAAGGCTGGACTCACCGTTCAGTGCGCCTTATGCGAATGGCCTTCACAAAATGGTGGACCATGCCCGCCCAGCAGGCAGCGCGATCTTGTCGTTGGTTATGTTTCTCGTTCTGACGAGCTGATCACTGTTGGTGTTCGTGACAAAGCGACTTTAATTCTGCTCAAGGCAGCGCTTGACGGGGTCGATGGCGTGTCTGTAATCCACGTGTCTGAATAATGATTTCACGCGCACACAGCTTGCTCTGGCGCTCGATCCGCCATGCGGTCTATGCGGATCAGCGTCGTGTGTGCGGATGTGGAGCAACGTGCTCCGCTCCTTTCAACGGTCGAGCCCAGGCGATCGGTAATAGACCGCTCCTGGGTAATTTTTTAACACTATAACGCGAGGTGACGAGATGGACACAGCAACAACATACGATGATCGGATCTGTGTCTTGAAACGCGTCGCAGAAGAAAAAGAGGAGAGGAACCAGCGCGCCTCTTTTCGCGATGAGAACGCTAAAAATTGGCGACTAATCCAGCGTCAACACTCAAGACGCCCGGCGTTGAAGGTAATGGCGTTGGGTCGAAGAATATAGCATGAAGCAAAACGTCACAATCCAGCGAGGCGGGGAATGATAACGGCTCAAGTGCTCAACGACACAACAGTCAAACAGATCGACACAGATTACGCGCTGATCGGGCTGGCTTATGCCATTGTGACTCAGGCCGTGGAAGACGTGTACATGCTGCAGGCGGCCGGGCTAATCCGTGACGGGCAAGTAGTTGTCGATGATTGGCTCTACAGCACACGGAAAACGCAGGGCTATGCAAGCCCACATGAGGTGCGGGAACTCATTCTGTGGTTCAGTCGCGGCTATGCTGATCGGCTGTTGTGCCAGCTCGGGTCCGTTGTGAGCACAAAAGCCATGTGTCAGCGGCTTAAGATTAAGCTGGAGGCGAGTGAGTAGCTTGATATGACCAAAACAGTCACAGTACAGCGAGCACGACAAGAGCTCGGGGACAAGGTCGCGCACATGTCGGACTTTGCCCTTGAACAGTTCATCGATTCGCTGTACTCTGTGACCAGAATCCTTGTCCAGGAGGTGAGAGATAAAAAGCGCAGTGATATATTGCCGCGTCTCCAGTCTTGAGCAGGTTCAGGGAACCAGCTTAGACCAGCAGGAGCGTGATTGTCGCCAGTTCTGTGAGCGTGAGGGTCATCGCGTGGCGGCTGTCTTCGTCGACAAAGGCGAATCAGCCAAGACAGCGGATCGGCCTCAGTTTCAGGCTATGGTGGCATACTGCAACGCCAACCCGGTAGACGCTGCGGTGGTCTGGAAGCTCGATCGATTCGCGCGCAACTCCTACGATCACGCGGTATTTCAGGCCGTACTGGCCAAGGCGGGCGTCGAGGTTAAGAGCGTAACCGAGCCGCTGAGCGACTCCCCTGCAGGCAAGTTACTTACCACGATGCTGGCCGGGATAGCGCAGTTCGACAACGATGTGCGGGCTGAGCGCACGAAATCAGGCATGCGGGCAGTGGCCGCAGCCGGCGGATGGACCACTACGCCTCCGATCGGGTACAGGACGGCCAAGGTTAAGGGGCTGGCAGCGCTGGAGCCTTGTCCGGATCAGGCCCTTATCGTTCGGCGGCTTTTCAGCAAGGTTGCTGAGGGCGACACAACAACCGGCGCGGCGGCCGTATGGCTTTCCGGGCAACTCGGGCGCAAGATCGGGCGGCAGTCGCTGCATAAGATCCTGCGCAATCCGGTGTACATCGGGATCGTCAAGAGTAGTTTAACCGATCATCGCCCTGTGCGGGCTGTGTTCGACGGGATAATCTCGGATGGGGTCTTCCAGAAGGTTCAGTCTGTTCTAGCGGGCAATGGCAAGGTTCAGAGGTCCATTCCTACCGACTCCTACCCTCTGCGCGGCGCGCTGCAGTGCGAATGCGGGAAGCTTCTATCTGCGTCGACATCGATCGGCCGGAAGCAGAAACAGTACAGCTACTATCACTGCTCGTGCGGGACCAGGGCAAGGCAGGATGCGGTCGAGGAGCTGTTTAACGAGCATCTTGCCGCCTCCGCTCGCGAGTGCGCGGAACTGCTACCAATCCTGAAGCTGATGGTCTGCGACGTGTGGCGCGATCTGCAGGCTGATGCCATTGTCAACGCCGAACGCGCAAGGCTTAACGTCCAGAAGCTTGAGCAGCAGATCGAGAAGCTGCTCGACCTGTACTTGTCCGGCGGGATCTCGGTCGAGGCATACAAGCGCAAAACAAGCGATTTCGAGATGCAGCTCGCAGTGGAGCGGACCAAGGCAAACGATTCGCAGATCGACGAGCTTGACGCTGAGGCCGCGCTCGGATTCGCTGAAAAGCTCTTCTCGGATCTGCCTCGGGTCTTCTGGGGTATGGCCGCCGACCAGCGCCGAAAGTTTGTTGACGGCGTATTCGGAGGCCCTATCACGCTCACCAAGGATGGCGCCATGGTCTCTCGCGCAGACAGCGGCCTTATAGCCCACTTGGCTCAGATGACCGATTCGAACCAGCAAATCTCCGGGGTACCACCTCAAAATCTTCGAACCACATTGATTTGCTTCATTTCTGAGGCTCGTGCCGTTTCGAAGCTGCTTGCGGCTGCTTGATGTCTCGGCCATTCACATGAGGCTTACACCCAAAGAACAGCTTTTCATAAAGCATTTCCTGATCGACCTGAACCAGCACCAGGCTGCAAGGCTTGCCGGATACAAGGCTTGGGCGAAGATGTCCGTGCAGTGTATGCAGAAGCCTGAGATCCGTGATGCCATCAGGAAAGCGATGAAGAAACGCTACAAGAAGTTCGAGGCGGTAGCTGACAAAGTTATCCAAGATCTGGCTGATATCGCTCACCTCGACAGATCTCAGGTGTTTCAGGTCCGTAACGGTGTTCTGCATGTGACCGACACCGATCTGCTGCCCGAACGGGTCCGCCGCTGCATCTCGAAGATATCCCAGACTCAACACGGGATCCGGATCGAGTTTGACGACAGAATCAAGGCGCTCGAGCTCTTGGGGCGGCATCTGGCGCTATTCACCGACAATCTGAACGTGAATGGCAATCTGAACACCGGAGCCATTGACGATATGACTGAGGAGGAGATTGATGCCGAGCTCAAACGACTTGAAGATCAAACGCCTAAAGCTGGCAAAGAAGAGGGCGAAAGCAAGAAGCAATCTGCTTGATTTCCTGAAGCATGTCTGGTGGATGCCACAGCCTTTAGCCATCGGCAGCCACACAGCCAAGATAGCAGCTGCGATCACCCGTGCGATCGAGCGCTACAAGCAGGGCCTCAGCACGTACCTTGACATCGAGGTTGCGTTCAGACACGGGAAGTCCGATCTATCCAGCCGGGCAACTCCAGCCTTCATTCAGGGAGCGCTTGCTGAATATCAGCCTGATGTGATGCTGCTGTCTTATGCGGCGAGCTTGAGTAATGACTTCTCTCGGGATGTAAAGAGCATCATTCGATCGCCCAGGTACCAAGAGCTCTTTCCCGGAGTGATGCCAGGCTATGGGCAGGATTCAGTAGGTTCCTGGGCTGTTGACGGCAGCCACGGGAAGAACACGTTCACGGGGCTGGGCGGCGCTTATACAGGCAAGGGCGCGAGCATTTTGATTGTTGACGACTTCTTTGCGGGCAAGGATGAAGCTCGATCCGAGAAGATCCGCAAGACGCGCTGGGAAGGGTTTACGGACGCACTGTCAAGGCTGGCGCCGGTCCATATCGTGATGCTGGTAGCCACCAGCTGGCATGTAGATGACGTGCGGGCTCGACTTAAGACGGCAGAGAAAACAGAGGTGGGTTTTCCGCAGTTCGAGCACTTGAGCTTTCCTGCCAAGATTCTGGATGATACCGGACAATGGGCAGGCGACTACATCTTCCCTGAACGCTACTCGGACGCTTGGTACGCGGCCATGTATGCATCGCAGGGGTACTGGGCTTCTGCCCTGCTGGACTGTGAGCCAGTCACCGAGGGTGGCAACCGGTTCCGTATCGATATGGTCGTGATCCACTCGTCTACAGAAGGCTGGCCACAAGCGAGGGAAACAAGGGGCTGGGACTTGGCTAGCAGCAAGAAGGAGCGGGACAAAGATGATCCTGACTGGACATGGGGCGTCCGGGGGCATGTGCAGACTGAGACCATCCGGATCCAAGGGGATATCGCGAGGAAGCATCATATCTGGGTTTCTGATCTTGTGGCTTGCCAGGCTGAGGCACCAGAACGAGACGAACTGATCAGGCGTACGGCATTACGGGACGGGGCAGCAGTGGCCCAACATGTCGAGGCCTTTGGAGCTTACAAGGATGCTTTCACCACGCTCAAGAAGGCACTTCCAGGGGTTTCCACGGTTCACAAGTCGCAACTGCCGGGTGACAAGAGCGCGAAGCTGGCGCCACTAGAACCATCGTTCGATTCCGGCATTGTGCATGTTGTTGATGGGCCGCTGGTGAAAGAGTGGCTGAAACAGTTCTCTCAGTTCCCCAGCGGTACACATGATGACGCTTGTGACGCTACGGCGGTGATGTTCCACTCTTTTGTGGCGTCAGAGCGGGCTGGGATCGCAAACCCGTATCTTTACGGCCTCGGTTGATTGTCCGGCCATCAATATGGCAAAGATTCAAGATATTCGTGCTACCCGTAGACACAAGATCCTTCAAAAACGCGGCTCTCAGCTGAGCTACAACCACATGGCTGCAGCCGGCGGGAAAGACTACATCGACGCTCGACTGACGCGCTTCCCTTGCGAGTCTGATGTATCATGGGCCGGCAACTCGCAGGGATCTGTGCACGAGTCGAAGTGGTCAAGTAACTGGGCAAAGCCTGGCGGCAGCATCATCGGGCGAAAAGACCGAGCTTATTGCATCAATTACGCTCGACGCATAGTCACCAAGATCAATCAGTATGTTTTCGGCGGCGACATCATCCGTAATGGCATTGATGAGGCATTTCAGGTGGACGCTACAAAGACAGGCCTGTCAGTTAATTGCTTGATGCAGGAAGCGTCCGCGTCTCTGACAGCGGGTCAGTGGTGCTGGTTGAGCGTGGATCGGGCTGTTATGCCAAGAGATCCAGCGACTGGTCTCCCCTCCCCCAGATCAGTGGCCCAAAGGGAAGCTGTTGGCGATCGTGTCTTCTGGATGCTCTGGAATTCTGATGAGATTGTTGACTGGCATTTCGACGGTACCGGCAAACTCAAGTGGCTGATTACCGAGCAGGCCGTCTACAATAACGAAGATTTTACCGTTGAGGCGAGCACGCAGAAGGTGCGTACGATTTGGGAGCGCGGCCGTATGACGCGACTCATTCTTGACGAGAAAGACGGGTCGAAGGTTGCGAGTGAGGAGCGCGTTGAATTTGCAGCGCAAGCGGTCCCGTTTGTCCTGATGGGGATACCCTCCGTCAAGCCCTGGTGGTTTGATGATGTCGAGCGCGTGCAGGCATCCCTGCTGGATCTGGAAAGCGCTCACAATGAGAACCTGATCACGACGGTTTACCCGCAACTTGTTTTGCCGCATGGCATCATCGAGGACATCATGCGCCTGACTCAACTTGATGGGATTGAGGGATACCAGAAGGCACTGGAATTGGTGCGAGGACTGAATTACCCGATCTTAGAGCCAACTGAGGCGTCCGGATTGACCAGGTACCTCACGCCGGCCGCTGGTGATCTTAAGGCTATCCCGGACGAGATCATGCGCAGGCGCAAGGAACTCATGAACATTGTAGGGCTGGCAATGGCTAATCCCGAGACCAACCAGGCGCAGAGCGCGAAGTCGAAGGCATGGGACAACCTTGACCCGTCCAACACAATGCGGACTCGTGCCATTGAGCTTGAGGACGCGGAAGCTAAGGCAGTGGAGTTATCAAAGCTGATCGACACCAGCTTCAAGGCATACAAGCCTGAGTACCCGCGTCAATTCGACATTCCTGAGCCTGAACAGGACATAGCGACACTGGTTCAGCTGGGCAACCTTGAACTGCCTGATTCCGGCCGGCGCGAGGTGATGAAGGCCAGCATGAAGCTCCTGGGGGCTATCGTTTCGATCCCGAAAGACCGTATGACTGCGGTCCTCGACGAGATCGATAAGATGGATATTCAGGACCTCACGTCGCTCGCGTCGTTATTGCCACCGATCCCACCTGATGATCAGGCTTGATTGATTCGCTGGCCACTTTTGTAAGTTCGCCTCCTTGTCTGGGCGCATCAGGCATGAACGGTTGACTGGGGCCGTGTAAACCCCTGAAAAGAGGATGTGACAATGAAGCTCAAGGATATTCTGGCAAAAGTAGCAAAAGGCGAGGCTCTTACCGACGAGGAAAAGAAGTTTCTTGCCGATCATGATCCTGAGAAAGCTGCTAATGATATCGCTGCGGCCGCAAGGCGCAAGGCGGAGGAAAAGGCTGCTGCTCTTGAGAAAGAGCGCGAGGATCTGAATAAAAAGCTTGAGGAGATGCAGGGCAAGCTTGATCACGCTGCTAATGCTGGGAAGACAGACCTTGAGAAGGCGCAGGGGCAGATCGCAGGGCTCTCTAAACAGCTCAATGATCTGCAGACCAAGATCCAATCCACCGAACAGGAAAAGGCTGGCATGCTGAGGAATCAGCGGCTTTCCGAGCTGCGCCGTGAGGCAGGCATTCAGTTCGTTGGCGGATTAGACCAAAAGATGCTCGAGAGAAGCTTTGCCGGAGCCTTTGAGGGCGTTGACAACCTGGATGACGAGAATGTCATCAAGGTCAAGGTTGACACCTGGAAGGCGATGAATAAGGCCGCAATTCTCGATGCATCAGGCGGCGGCGCAGGATCACCTCCTCACGTTGGCGGTCGCGAGACATCAACACCCACGACGATCAAGGGCGATGCTCTGATTGAAATGGCGAAAAGCGGCTCTATCGAAGATGTGGAAAAAGAGCTCGCGAAGATGGAGCAGGCCGACATGGCTGGAACATTGACAATAAACTAACAACGCTTTAGGCGTTTGGGAGGCTCATAGTGAAGAAATTGATTCTGGCATCACTTGCAGCGATGGCTATGGTGGGCATATTGTATGCGGCTGGCGAGATAATCCCCGTATACATCAAGGCTGACAGCACGACAGCTGGCGCTGTGAACGGGACCACTGTTGCGGCAACGCAGTCATACGGCGAGGTTCACAAAACAGTTGTCACGTGTACTGATACGCCTGCAACAATCACTTACGGCGGATCGGGAACGAATTCTGTCGGCGGCGTGAAGGTATACGATATGCCTGAAGGCCGGATTCTCGTTCTAGGCGTAACCGTTAAAGACATGACAGTCATCCCTGTTGCGGCTAATGGATTCTCCGTGACTGATGGCGGCGACTTCTCGCTCGGAACTACAGTCGCGGCTGGCGCGGCCCTTGAGACCACAGGCGTGGATCTTTGTCCCGCAACAAGCATTGACGCTGTTACGAACGTAACATCTGCGGCTCTGGCTGCATCTGCGCAGTTCGATGGCACAACTACAGCGAAGGATGTTTATGTAAACTTCCTTGTGGATGCTGATGATGTCACAAACAACGCAACACTGACTTTTAGCGCAACAACGGAGATCACCTGGATAAACCTGGGCGACTACTAAGGCTTTAAATCGAGGCCATTTGTATAGAGATCACAGTTTGAGACAAAACATATAACGAGGTAATTCACATGTCATTCGAGAACTTCAAATCAACACTGATGCTGGCAAAGATGATCCTTCTTGCCCGCAAGAACCTGGTCGGATCAGAATTCTGCAACCTTGGCCTGGGTGTAGGATTGACGCAGAAAGGCAAGCAGGTAACGATCAACACCGAGGGCGATGTATCGTCTGCAAACACAGACGAAGCCAACCCGATGACGTACAGCGATGTCGACACAACGGCGAGCACGCTGACCATCACGCTGGACAAGACTATTTCGGTCAAGTTGCATGACAGGGATATGCACGAGATCGAATGCGGACGCCAGTCACTGGAAGGCGCCTTGGCGTCGCGTATGATGTATGTCCTGAACGGCGATGTCGATGTGCTTGTCATGGAGCAGTATGCCAACGCAGGCAGCGACAGCTTCGAAACAGGATCAACACCATGGCAGTGGGGATCTGATGCCTCCGACTGGCCTAAGTTCTGCGCCGCTGTGCACAAAGGGCTGGATGATGTTGATGCCCCTGCAGAAGGTCGGTTCCTGACGCTCCCGAATGTTGCCATTCAGGCAATCAGGCTGTACTACGGAAGCCGGGCCACTAACCTGGGCGACCAGATGCACCAGAACGGGCTTGTCGCGAAGGATCTGTTCGGATTCAGCGTGTACGGGTCGAGGAATGTTCAGGGATCAAGCACCCTGCATGGCCTGGCGGGCGTCAAGGGCGACGGACTTGCTCTGGCTGTACAGATCAGCCCGACGATTGAGAAGATCAGGCTGGAAGGCTTCTGGGCGGATGGTATCCGTGCAAGAGTGACGGCCGGGGCCAAGGTCTACAAGCCGGCCAATGTTATTGACATCAACCTGAACGCCACATTGCTGGCCTAATGTTTAACTGTTTGCAATTCCTGGGCGGGTTAATCCCCGCTCGGGAGAGCAGGAGGAATTGAGTTATGGCACCTGAAAAAGAGAACAAGGAAGTCCTGGCTGAGATCGAAGCCCTGAAGCAGAAGAATGCTGAACTGGCTGAGCAAGTGGCGAAGCTTTCGACCCGCGCCCCGACAAGGGCTGAATTGCAGAAAGCCCGCGAAGAGCGCGAAGCCAAGCAGAGAGCCGAGGCCGCAAAGCGTGATGCAGAATCCAAAGATGTTGTTGTGATTGAGAAATACAATCGCGACGGCGAGATGATTAGGCAGCGCACTTGTGCGAGGGTTGATGTTGATCATTTCACAAAGCAAGGTTTCAAAGTAGCTAAAAACGGTTAACGCTGTGTGCAGACACGTCTAGCGCCCCTCGGTTATCTCCTTGCCGAGGGGCGTGCCGTTTTACGGAGGCAGCAATATGAGCATAGATGTTACAGGCGCAACCAGTTACTTTTCTCAGCACATGAGGGCGCAGGTCTGGAACGGCTTTGCGGATCCTCAGCGTACAGCGGCCATTGCACACGCTAAGCGGGTCCTCAATAGGGCAATCAACTCTGACATAGACAACGAGCCCGTTGATACTACCGATTACTCCTTTCGCCCAGACTACGCGGTCTACGAGCAGGCCCTCTGGATGCTAGAAAACGGCGTGATTGCTAACGGCGAACAATCAGCACCTGCGTTCATTGCCTCCGATCCTGAAAAGCCGGACAACGCAAGAGATTCTCAGAAAGCTATGATATCCCCTGAAGCTATGCGATGGCTAGGGATTGGGCCAATGATCCATCTTGCCAGGGGGTAACTCATGCCCCGCAAGAAACCAACGCCAGCAGAGCTTATAGCGAAGCTTAAGCGCCGCGAGGTCATGGCTACGGTAGAGCTCAGAACACGCCTTAAACGCGCTCAGCAGGCCGTGGCGGCCAAGATTGAGGCGGTGGCAGCCCGAACCAAGTCAGCTACCAGTGCGGCGGCCAGGAATGCCCTGTATACCGAAGTGACCGGCGTCTACGATTTAGCTGCAGCTGGCATTGACTCCTGGATGAAGGATCAGGTTGAGCAGACTGCAATTGAGTGGCACAGCCAGGCAAAAAAGGATCTAAAAGCCGCCGGCGCAAAGGTCGGCAGCCTGGTCGCATTCGACCGACGCCTAGTCAAGCGATACTGGGAGATAGTCCACGGTAAGAATACGAAGAATCTGGCTGGCGTCTTCACGCAGCAGATGACTGGTTCTGACCTCCGCAATCTGAGATCAGCCTTCCTGGACACGTTCCGACAGCAGACCATAGAGGGATGGACAGCTAGAGAGACACACAAGAAGCTGCAGGAGCGATGGGATCGGCTCGCGAAGAATCTGCGGAGCGACAGGTTTGTCGATGCTACGGGGCGTCCCTGGGCAAACGCAGACTATTTAAACATGCTTACACGCACTACCTTCCAGCGCGTATCCAATGAAAGCTATGTGGACGGTATTGTAAAGGAGGGCTACGAGCTGGCCCGGATCGTGGACGATGGTGAACCGTGTCAGTATTGCAGGGCCTGGGCTGGGCTGATCGTTGATATCAGCGGGAAACAGCGGACCCACTACCCCAGCCTCTCGCAGGCCTACGATGGCGGCTGGGGACATCCGAATTGCGGGTGCAATCTGGAAGCGGTAATTCCGGAGATTGATGGACCAGAGATCGACAGGCAACGAAAGCAGCCAGGTGCGGACTGGACGGATCCTAAGCAGGTCCAGAAATACAATGACGACATCCGGATACAAGGCAAGCGCGATGCGGGGATGAACGCGAAAGATGCCGAGCGGGACCTCAAGCGGGACAAGATCAAGCGGGAGTTAAGCGCAGGCCTTATCGGAGAACATGCCGGCGAAATCGACAAGATACCGCCAGCAGTACTGGATCGGCTGCCCATGGATAAGATTCCTCGCTTCGAATATGCAAAGAAAGGCGATTTAGCTACTGGTCAAATTGCATCAAATCGCAAGAGCTCGCTGGGTGGCGTAATCAAGATTGACCGCGATAATATCAAGCCTGAAGAGATCGGGCGGCAAATAAGGTTTACAACAGCAAAAACCGCCCTTGACGAAATCGGCACCATTCGTGACTCTCGCGGGCGGAATGTTGTTTTTAGTAGCAGAACTGTCGCGCATTGGGAAAAGGCAAACAAAACAACCAAGGATATGGATGGCAGGTTTGCTGCTATCAACTCTGCTATCAAGGCTGTCAAAACGGGCACCGTGCGAGTGCGTCCTGGCGGAACCCGCGCTTATACTGACATAGAAGCCGATGGCAAACACGGCGTTGTTGCTTTTGTTGGGATATCAGGAACCGTTGCGTCATGGTTGCCGGTATCAACACGGCGAAACATTAGGAATTGGCTGTCCTGGCCAGAGGAAAAGTAGACGGTGGTCGTGAGTGCCCGATCCGTCTAGCTGCAGGGACGATCCACACCCAGAACCCTTACAGCATCTATGAATAGCCTACAAATCAACTGATGCCGGGTCAAGCGCCTTTATCTTCCGGCCATTGTCATGGACGTGGCAATAGAACTCAAAGGCGTCAGAGAAGCCCTGCAGACCCTCAACCGAGTCGCAAAAGACGGCCCTGCAGCATCATTGCGGGCGTTGAGGGCGATCGGCATCCTGGTGCAGCGTGAAGCCAAGAAGAATGCGCCTAAGTCCCCTAGCGCATCATTACTCAATAAAGCCAGAAAAACAAAAGGTAGACGAGGCTGGAAAAAGGGCAAGGATGGTCGATTATTTAAGATCGCAAAAGATCGCACCGTTTACAGGCCCTCCCCTGGCGGCCTGGAACGCTCCATCGAGCGCGAGGTCACATCAGACTCAGCCCGGATCTTTGTCGCTTCGAATTCGGCGGCCGGAAAGTACGCTGGCCGGATCCATGACGCAAAAGGGAAGAGTTGGCGCAATCGCGGGCCCGGTACCATAGCAAAGGGCGCAAGGGCTGACGACAAGTTCATTAAGCGGGCGATAGTGGACAACGAAGGCAAGATTCTCGACATCATCAAAGCAGAACATAGGAGGGCGGGCTGGTATGAACTTTGACAATGCATGGGTTGAGGCGGAAAGCACGGTATTTAATGCGCTTTGCAAGGCGACCGGCAGCGTTGAAGGCAAGCAGGCCTTTCGGGGATATATACCTCCAATAGTAAATGCTTGGGCTCTCTATACTGGTGGACCTGGCGGCAACGAACAGACGACTTGGGCACCGGATGTGGTTTCGGTTCATATAGCTGCACGCATCGAGGCAGCTTTCGCGCAGCGCCCGCATGCGCTCGTCTTCAGTATGCAGATCGTCAAGGCGCTGCCAATCCTGAACAGCGGCAATGTTCAGAATTTCCGCATCAAAATGGGGGGCTTCCCTGAGCCGCAAGCGGATTTCGTGCCGGTAGCGAACGAAGCCAAAAAGGTGCTGGCATGGACGCTGAACATGCAGTGCGAACTTGTGTTCAGCACAGGCGGCCGTCTGTGACAGATTGATTCTCTGGCCATTCTCATGAGGTCTTTAACTAAGCTCAGGAGATAAGCCATGTCTGACAAATTAGTACCGTTTTTCAATCCCTCCGACGTTCTGAGCCTGGGCGGCGATTGGGTCGTGCAGGATGATGGGCTTGCCGATTCCAATCAGCGCGCGCAGGGCCTCGCGGCGAACGGTGATGAGTCCGCAAACCAGTTACACGACGGCAAGACGGCCGGAACTATCAAATACGAATGCTTTGCCTCCGCGGGCAATCTGGTCCTTCCGAATGTCGGCAGCGTTAAAGGCGGCTACCACATAGACAGCATCTCCCTCACCCCGCAAGCAACCGGCTGGCCTCAGCTGACTGTCACGGTCCACCAGCATGATGACAATGCTCATGTAGACGGCGATTTCAACGAGTATGCGCCTTCCATCGTTTTTCCTGCAGGTTACGGTATTCCGAGGACGCTTGCCCTGGTTGCTATAGGTACAGCGTTCAGCTTGGATGATGTAGAGGCCGGGATGCGCGGTATGACGTACACTCTTAGCTGTCAGCATCAGGACGAGCCGGATGGCTCAGGCAATCACCTGGCCGGCGAGAACCGCGACGGTGTCGAGACGCTTGCTTGTGAGTTCACGAAGGACCCGTCAGCCGTGACAATAGCAGCCGGCTGGGATGAGATGACCGACGGCGCTACCAGATCTAATACCGCTGCTGAAACGGCATCGAGGCAGTGGGAACACCACATAACACGGGAGGTTTAATCTCATGGAGATACACATCAAACGCATACGCCGCATGTTGACCTGCAACATTCAATCCCTGACTCCCGAGCAGGGCAAAGAACTTACTGAAATCATCGAGAAAAAGGTGAAAGCACATGCCGACATTAAGACCAAAGCTAAGCCGAGTAGCGGAAGCGGGAATTCGGGAGCTGCGGTCTGATTTTGGGATAGAGCCCACTCTCGACGAGATCATCTGGCTGCACGAACTGGGGAAGATCCAGGAGGCTGCAGGCAAAATCGACGGAATCCTCGAAGGTCCTGCACAAGCAGGTTCTGCATTCCTGTGGCCCATGACCATAATGGCGGCTGAATGGTACCGCAATTACGCCTGCACGTGGTTTGTCTCTTCAAAGCTGTACACGTTCTACGCTCTCACCTTCGCCCTTGCGCATGGCCGCGGCCAACCCATTCCGGATACAGCTCGTCGCGGATGGTTTGAACGTCTGCTTCGCCGCCTCCTGAACGTTCAGGAGGAGCGCACGCTGAAGGACTTGCTTGATCGACGCGAAGCTATAGAAGCGATCAAAAAGTGGATTCTGGCCACCGGCGCAACAGAAGCAGAACTTTCGGCCGCCTTCGATGTCGTCATGCCGGCACAGCATCTGAAGAAAAAGGGCGACGAAGATGACGAGCCTGTACACCGCGGTACCAACTACGATGACATCGTCCATAGTCTGGCGGCGCTGTCCGGAACGGATCCGGATTACTGGCGGACCCGCACGAGCAAGGATGAGACCATGCGTGCCTATCTCAACGCCTGCATGATTGAGCGGGCGCGGCAGCACCGTGAAGGGCCCAGCCCGCTCGATGCGCTGGGTATCGCAATCCAGAATTTCCGGAATGCAATCGTGGCCATCATAGAGGCGCACCGCACAGAGCAACCACAGGAGGATGCAGTATGAGGATGGTGGGCCGAATAGTACTTGTCGTGGGTGTTCTTGTGGCTAAGGGCTGCGGACGCGTCCTGGGCGAAATAGAGGGCCGCTACTACCGGCGCAAAGCCAGGAGGCTCGCCCGTGGGTAGCAAGATCCTAGAATTTATCATAAGGGCCAAAGATTCCACTAAGGCCGGCCTCAGCAAGGTCCGTCAGAACTTCCAAGGCTTGGCTGGTAAAGTTGGCGGCAGCATCAAGAGCATGATGGGCAGCATGGCCAGGATTATTGGCGTCACAGCTGGTGTCGCGGGCGCGCTGAAACTGTTTACCAGCTCCATCAAGTCAGCCTTTGAGTTTGAGCGGTATGAGGTGCAGTTCAAAGTACTGTTCGGGAGCCTGGAGAAGGCAAAGCAGCATATCGCGGAATTGAAAAACTTCTCTGCTAGTACTCCGCTTGAATTCGGAGATATCGCTCAGGCATCGCGCACGCTGATCGTGATGACTAACGGAGTCATGGGGGCAAAAGAGTCCCTTGAGTTAGTCGGTGATGCCGCCACTGCGACTGGGGCAAACATAGGCGAGCTGGCCACATGGGTCGGACGTGCTTACGGCGCCATCAAATCAGGGCGACCGTTCGGCGAAGCGGCGCAGCGCCTCATGGAGCTGGGCATCATTACTCCTGATGTGCGCGCCGAGATGGAAAAGTTGCAGGCTGAAGGCGCGACTAACGCAGAGGTGTGGGCTAAGCTCCAAGAGTCTATGGAGAAGTATAAGGGCGGCATGGAAGAGTTGTCCACTACGGGCGAGGGCTTGTTTTCGACTATGAAGGATAACTGGAATCTAACGCTGGCTGAGTTTGGCAAATCCTTTGAAGATATCGCAAAGAACGAGATCAAACTACTGATCAAGATGATGGAAGAACTGAAAGAGAACGGCAGCATTGAGGTATGGGCGGATCAGGTAAAAACGTCGCTTGAAGACCTTGCCATTACAATCCAGACCGTCTCTAAGGGGTTGAAATTTGCATACAAATGGTCTGGCGCTAAACTCACAGTTGATACCGCGATGACAGTGAACAAGGCCCAGATTGCCGCTATCAAAGGTGCCATGGCGGGTGCGGGTGCGTTAACAACAGGAATGGGGCTTAAAGACGCATGGGGAGTGGCCAAAACGACCGCAAAGGAGTCTTACACTGGCGAGAGAGCCAGCAAGATCCGTGCAGCTGCCAAAGAGGAGAATGCGCAGGCAGCCAAGAAGGCCGAGGATGAAAAGATAACTGAGGAACAGGCTAGAACCAAAGACCTGAAGCTAGCACAGGCGCAGAAAGACGAAAAGACCGCCGCTAAATTAGCCGAGGAAGCGAAGAAGGCTCAAGAGAAAGCTGACAAGGAGTTAGCTGACCAGCGTGCCAAGGACATGAGGGCGCTGGTCGAAGAGGAAAAGAACCTGAAGCGGGCCGCAATCTCGCAACTGGGCGACGAGCAGTCAAAGCAGCAGGATCGTCTGTCTCGCGCAGAGCAGGCGGCATCTCAGGCCTGGGCGGAATACAAAGATCCCGAACTGCGCAAACAGCGCAAAGAGGCGGAAGCGCAGGACAAGGCTATGCGGGACCAGTTCGCAAAAGACAAGGAGCGCGTCGGGTTCAAGGTTGCGGCGGGAATGCAGCTCACGGATCAGGAGCAGGCGGCTCAGCGCGTGATGAATGCGGAGAAAGAGAAGGAAGCAGCGCAGAAAGCTTTGGGGGAGATCGCAGAAAACACGGCGGCAACAAGGAAGCTGCTCGAAGAACTTATGAGGATGAAATAATGGCCTGGTTAACAGCAGCACCAACTCCGTGGACAACGACAAAGAAGTACATCACCGAAAGGCGCTGGACCGGTTACTTCTTTGAGGGGCAATTTTACGTGACAGGCGAATTGACGCGATCCCGCACAATCTACACGCAATTCTATTCCGCGATGACTCAGGCGGTCGCCGAGGCACTGGCCGCCTCTTTGAGCTCAGCAGCCAACATAACAGACGTGCATGCGGACCGGCAGAATGACGCAGGCGCGTACTCCGTGACCGCGACGTATGATGTCAAAGGGGCGTGGGCTTAAAATGACGTGGCCTCTACAGGAGAAGTTTGCGCCGGGCGGTCCGATCACCCAGATCCCGCTCGAATGGTTTGAGACCGTTTCGGCCATTCTCAACAATATCGGCGGCGTTAATTGCCTGATCGAAAAAACAGCAGCGCCCAGTGAGGCGAATCCATGGCAGGTTATAGTCAACTTGCCGTCGCTTGAGCTCGAAACAATCCCTCCTCACGACGCGTCTACTGACGGTTTTGCGCTGGTATCAAATGGTACTGACTCTCCGACATGGCAGGAGCTTGCGTCGGTGCTGCCCGCACAATCGGGGCATGACGGCAAATTTCTGACGACAAACGGCACAGCGGCCAGCTGGGAGGCGATCAAACAGTTAGGTAACGGCTCAGCCGAGGGGCAGTTGCTGGTGTGGAACAATACCGCTGGTGAATGGCAGTTAAGAGGCGTTGGAGCTGAGGGAACAGTATTGTCGATCGTTTCGGGCGTTCCTGCGTGGGCCGAGATCCCGGATCAGCTTCCCGCTCAAACTGGCAATAGCGGAAAGTTCCTGACAACAGACGGATCGGTCGCGAGCTGGGCGGATGGTCCATCCGATATCTACGATGTGCTTGAGGGAGTAGGTACGGGCTTTGTGCGCTGGAATGATACAGCCAACACCTTCAGTACTTATCTCCGGATGACCGCCAGCCTGATTGACTCAAACATCACGACTATTACAGACACATTTATTGGCCCCGTGATGCTGTATGCGCCCGCCGGGGCAAATCAGGTTTTTGTTGCAAAGGAAATGGCCTATTGCATCGGAACGCAATTGGGCTCCGGTGGAACGAAATCTGACGGACAGGTGTTGACGCTAAACTCGTCGGCTGGCAGCTGGCTGGCGACATGGGAAGATGCATCCGGGTCGATCCCTAGCGGCACTGGCGGCGATATGATAATTCACAATGGGAGCGCGTGGGCGGTACTCAGTAAACCGACAGGCACGAAGATCCTGCAGAACGCAAGCGGAACCTTTTCGTGGATCGATGCACCTACCAGCATGCCGACCGGCGGCTCCACGAGCATGGTCCTGCAAAAGGCCAGCGCCACGAATTACGATATCGAATGGGATTGGGTGAGGACTGTCTAATGGCAGCGTTTACGACAGCCACAACGATCCAAGCGAAAGAGTTGTTTCAGGAACTTCAAAACGCATTCTATGAGCGCTATCAGGTGATGTGCCCGGCTGCAACTCCGAGCTGGTGCTTGCCTGCAAACAGCATTGCAGCGGGCGTAAATTTACAGGACAATGCGTTTTGGAAAGCGTGGTACGACAGGCTTTCGACTCTACTCAGCGACGCGGCTGCGAATAATAGCTATTTTCTGCAAACGACCGGCACGATCCCGGATTATGAGGACACGGCAGAGGGGTCGATATCGGTTTACAACGGATCTGCAGACGTGGGCGCGTTATGGCTGGCCGCGGTCGGTAGCTCATCCGGTCCAAGGAGATACACATCCGCTAACGCATGGACGTACGGGCGGCACGTCACAGGGGACGCGATCGGGCCGTGGTTGATCACGGATATGCAGCTTGCCTTGAAGAAGCTCAAATACACGCTTGCAGTCAAAAATGGCAGCGTGTTGTATCAACCCCCTTTGCAGTGGGACAACAGCGGCACTCCTGATGACCGAACGTATCACCTGCAAACTTATGCCCCCTGGCGCATTTACTGGGGGCGCAATCATTCCGGCGGCACGGGCGGCACATCGACCGACTACGACGCCGCAAGGATGAATCACGACTGGACCACAGGTCATTACACAAACACTTATGACCACGCGGGAAACATCTCCGAGAATGCGCTTGAATCCAGCGTCATCACAAACCGCATGGGCGTGATGCTGCGGACGTACTACGGATCTGCTTTGGTTGCTCGACATGTCGTTGCGTCCGTAACCGAGGCTGGATTCGTGCAAATCACCGGGCTGCCCACATCGATCTCGCACAGCGCGGATCTGTATCTTGTTTGCGATGAAGTGACTATGTCCGAAATCGAATACGCAACAGGCAGTTTCCTGACGGCAGGCAAATACTGGATCGATTACGGCGTTCCGCCGCCGGGTGACGCACCTGCGAACGTCACATGGAAGCCCATAAATTACGCCGGGCGCGTATCCGCTGCAGGTCGATTCGTCAAGGTCCAGAGTTTTGCGTCATCGTCGTCGGCAAGTCATAACTACAGCTTCAACCCGAGCCTGGCTTTCCCTGCTCACGCGTCATCGGAATATAACCTTTTTGGGTATGGCGGCGATGTTTACGACAACCAAACTTCGGGCGGCAAAGATATTCCGTGGCACGGATGCCAGATGAACAAGGAAACATACTGGGTGATTACCTGGAACTGGTCTTATACGTGAGGGCTTGATTCTCTGGCCATTGTCATGAGGTGGTCAGGCATAATTCTGGGGCTCGTGTTCGCGACGCATGCCTTTGCTCAGCAGATCCAGTCAACCGAAGCTGATTTGCGCAAGAAGAACAGAGACTTTCTATTTGAGGCGGCAGAACAGACTACCCCTACCCTCCGCGCTTATATCCGGGAGAATGGCAGCGCTTACACGTCTGTCAGTAACCTCGGAGCTATATTCTATTTCTCGTCGAACGCCACAGACGAGGTCGGCATGGCCGTCACCAATACCAGCAGCGGGCTTGACTATCTTGAGTGGACGCTCACCTCTGACCAGACAGCGGTACCGGGTGAGTACTTCGCGCAAATCATCGTAACTAACACCACGGGCTCAATCCAGGAGTGGATCCGCGGCGAGTTCGATATCCTCGACAGCCCAGGCACTACGGCCGTGAACAGCTGGGCGTGGAACTCGTCCAATTATGCAACCGTCGCGTGGGTTGAGGCGCAGATTGCGGCCGTCGAGGCATCCATCACCGGGATGGTCGAGCGATCAGTGTTCGATGCAACCAACGCAATCACCATCGCCGCGCTGGAAGTGCTCAGCACCGGCAAAGTGAGCATTGCCGCATGGCAGGGATCCAATCTCGTGCTGCAGGCCGGAATAACGGCCAATGCCGACGCTATAGGCGTGCTGCAGACCGCTAAAGTGGACATCACCAGCTGGCAGTCCAGTAATGCGGTCCTGCAGGCCGGCATCGATGCCGCTCAGGGTATGGCTACTATGGGCGGGGACGTATCAGGGCCCAGCACCAACGCGGCGGTTGTTAAGATCCGATCGGTACCAGTGAGCGAATTACTGCCCGGCCTGGAAGAGGACGGCTACGGGCTCAAGTACGATCACGCAACTGGGTCCCTGCTGCTCGGGCCGGTAGCAACGGAGGGGACAAGCATCAGCAATATCCTGATCTTGAGTGATGTCGCGGCAAGCACCGATGTATCAATCAGCGAGGTCGGCGCCTATCGCATCCTGCGGCCCGGCAACCTGCCTTCGATGGTGCTTAATGTGGGCGGCTACGAGACTGCATATTTCGATTTGCTCGGGTTGACGCTTAAAGCCGGATCCCTGCATCTGCTCTCGGACGTGCTGGCGGTCAATCCGGCCGCGTACGATGGATCCGTTACAGCCCCGGCCTACACATGGGGGGATGACCGGGACCTGGGGAAGTATCGGTTTAGCTACAACGGCGACTATGCGGAGGGTTTTACGGTTCAAAGCAACCGGGTCTGGTACTGGGCGGCGGATGGCATCCACCTTGAGTCCGGCAAGCAGTTCTTTGGGTTGGATTACAGTTGGCTGGCCAATACGCCGGATCTCAGCAACACCGGCAACTGGGACACTGCTTACGGCTGGGGCGATCACTCTATTGTGGGTTATATACTTGCAAATGGATCTGTCGCGTGGACCGGCTCGCAGAACGCTGGAGGGCAATCCATAACCAATCTAGGCGCGGTCTCCGGCAACACCGGATCATTTCAGTTTTACAACATTGATGCCAGCGGCTTAACTACATTAGGCAAATCCGGTTCAAGCGCTTATTTTGCACTGTACGGGACTAACTTCCCCACTGCCGTAAAAGGCGACGCGTTCCTGTATGTCAACGATGAGTTTTATGTGATGTTTGGGGCGAGTACCAACCAATACGATTTCACTCCCAGCGCCATGTCTCCGAAATACTCAAGTTCAATGTCTCTAGGCTCTAGCAGTCAGAGATGGGCCAATGTGCATGCCTCGACGGCGATCGTAGATGTGGTGGAAATTGGCGGAGTTGGGTTTATCCAGGATATACTTGGCTCGCTAGACATCAGCACTACAGGCAGCATGTTTGCGGTCTCGATGGACGAGGTCAGTCAAGTCGCAACATTGCTTGCCTCAAGCGGCAAGAAGTGGCAAGTGGGGAGCGACGGCGCCACTGGCGCCGATATAATGAATTATCGCACCACTGTTACGTTGACCGCGCCTCAGTCATCCACCAACGATGCTCCGACCCTTATCACGCCGCGCTGGGTTGGTGATGAGCTAGCCATCTACGGCGCCACTCAAGTGATTTACCGGGCTTTTGGAATCACGACAAACGACTGGAGTCAGACGTGGCCGTAACGCATATCCGGATTATTGCAATGCTTATGCTGAGCGCGCTCACTGTAGCGGCGGCATTTGATCCGTTCAATTACGTACTCGATCGCACCATCGAATTCACCCGCCCCTATACGCCCTATTTCGCGACAAACTTCGGGGAGGTCGCGCGGGTGAATCTCGATCTCTCTCTCAATAGCGGGACCAACTGGCATAAGCGGATAGCCAATGGACTGGACGCAGCCTGGGGTACCAATGTCTACAACTACTCATTCCGCGTAACTCCGGATCTCTGGACTGAGCACGCGCGGATCGGTCTGCGTACGCTATGGAGCAGCACATCCGATGAGATCGATTTCTGGGAAGGCGCCATGTCTAAGGCTGATTTCGCGATCTGCGGCGTGCGATGGGTCTCGCCCACCAACGGCCAGGCCGTCCTGCAGCCGGGATATCAGGAATTTGTCTGGCACGAGGCGGGCTTTGATTATGTGGATATCGCAATCTCCACGAACGGCGGGGTCAGCTACACTCAGCTTTACACCATCGCCAGCCCGGACCTGACCAACTCTTATTTTATCCCGATCATGGATCTGCCGACCGGGCGCGTGGATTTTGCCGTGGTTGCCGCTAGCAACCTTTTTCACTCAATCAATGTAAGGATCTTCAACCAATGAAACGCAAACCATCTATAAGCCCAATTGCAGTGCAGATCCGCAAGATCGCGGCGGATTTGTGCAGGCTTGCCGATGCAATAGCGGCAGAGAACACGCCCGTGAAAATAGGATCCGGAGTATATAACCGCGCCTGCGGCACGATCGCGTTCAAGCGTAAATCCGTGCAGCTCACGCGCTCCCAGGCGAATGTCCTCGACGCCCTGGTTGATAACCGCGGCACTCTTATCACACGGGATGAGATGATGGTGATCTTGTACGGTGAGGCGGGCAATAGGATCATTACCCGGAGCATTGACCAAATAATTTGCTCTATTCGGCGCATTCTCGGCGATGAGTCTATTACCACCATATGCGGACGGGGGTGGATCTTATGTTAGCAGTGCACACACTGGAAGAGACCGCAGCCGCGCTTGGATTAAGCGTGGATGTCGTGAGGTTAATCGAGATAAAGGCTCTTAAGAAGCTGCGCAATGATCCTGTATTGAGATCGTCGGCGAAGGCGGTCGGGCTATTGCGGACGCGAACGGACGACGAAAAAGAAAGGATGAAATGAAAAAGGTTCTATTTGCGCTTTTAATCTGCGGCGTGCTGGCCGGCTGCTCCTCGTCGCACAAGAAGCAAGTATTGAGGGAGCGCTATCCTGTGCCCAAGATGCTGGATCCCGTAACGGAGGAGGTCCCCAATGTTAAACGTTGATACTCGTAACGGCGGGTTGTTGCTTTCGTCTGAGGAAGCGCCTATTCTCACAGCGGGGCCGCTGCGTGATGGGCCGGACATATCCTGGATATCGCGCTGCAAGGTTGGCGACGATCAAGGCCGTGAGGGCGCCTG